GAGAAAGCTGAATGTCACACTTAGCGTGGACATTAAATTTGGCAGAACATACTCAGAGGTACACTAATTGAAGCAAGTAGTATTTACATATAAAGATGGTTACAAGCACATGTTTCCAGACGTTCTGGAAATTGAAGAGACAAACACTCATTACAAGCTAGCATCACCTACCGGCACTCTCGGACTAGTCCAGAAGGCAGAGGTAAGGTTTGCAGTAGTTACAGAACTAAAGCCCCCCGTAGAAGAGAAGGAAGAGGTGGTTCTCCCAGAACCACAGGCCGAACCAGAGTATAGAGACACTCCAACAGGCCCTCGCAGAGTAGTAAGAAAGGGTAAATAATGTCATTTAACGCTAACGATAGTCCCATCACTGGTGGTGGGAAGAAGAGAACACCAGATCTTGAGCCGGGCACTTACCCAGCAAGACTGAATGGTGTCAGTGTTCTAGGTATCCAGAAGCAGCGTGAGTATAAGGGTGAGCCTAAGCCACCCAAGCTAGAGCTTTCGCTCACATACGAATTCCTTGATGAGTTTCTTCTCGATGAAGACGGCAACATTCAGGAAGATAAGCCTCTGTTCCGTTCAGAGACTATGCCCTCAAACAGACTCACAGCCGAGAAGGCTAAGAGCACCGCTAGGTATCTAGCTCTCGATCCTAAAGAGAAGCATGAGGGAGACTGGTTTGCCCTAGTTGGCACTCCTTGCACCGTCACACTAGTTCTTGAGAGCTTTAAGGACCGCTTCGGTCAGCCCCGCACCAAGAACAAGATTACAGCCGTCTCTGCTATGCGTCCTAAGGAGGCAGAGAGAGCAGGTCCCCTAGTCAACCCCCCACGTCTGTTCAACTTCTACGAGCCAGACATGGAGGTGTATGAGAGCTTCCCAGACTGGATTAAGGAGAAGCTTCAGGGTGCCCTAGACTTTCCGGGCTCCAAGCTAGAGGCTGCTCTTCAGACTTCAGCTGCCCCCAAGACTACTAAGACCACTGAGGCGTCTCTTAAGGACGATGAGAAGTTCCTAGAAGATGGGGATGACAATGCCGAAGACGACAAAGATTGGTGAAGAGAAACTAGCCTTTCTCCTTTGGAGAGTGCTCCTAGGGGATGATGTTTCTGAGGAGGCTTGGGAACAGCTAGAGAAGATGAACTATCTTAATCAAGACGGTGAATGGCTAGAACTAGACGAGGATGATTGTGTCTAAATGAAGCCTCTTGTCGATGCTGATGTGCTCCTTTACGAAGTTGGCTATATTTCTCAGGAAGTTGTAGACGGGGAAGTAGTTCCTAAGTCTTGGGATTATTGCCAAGAGTTCTTCGATGGGCGTATTAAACTAATTTGTGAGGAGGTGGGGGCCACAGAGGACCCCCTCCTCTTCCTAACCTCAACCCCTTACATCAATGGACTGATTAATAAGAGACGAAAGAGAGAAGATCTCCCTCCACAAGAGTATAAGGAAGTCTTTCGTCATGTCCTCTCCACCACCCGAGAGTATAAGGGTGGGAGACTAAGCACTAAACCCTTCCACTTTAAGAACCTGATTAACTACATCCTCTCCTCTTATCCATGTAAGATAAGTGAGAACGGGCTGGAAGCTGATGATGAAATGTGTATTTATCAAATTCTAGCTCCTGAGAGCATCATCTGCTCTAGGGATAAGGACGTTAGGCAGGTGAAGGGATGGCATTATAGCTGGGAATGCGGTAAGCAGCCCTCTGTAGGCCCCTTCCTATCAGATGCTTTCGGGGGCTTGGTAAATAAGAATGAGGGGCTAGTTGATTCTCTGGGTCTCCCTCGTCCTCTTAAGGTGTTTGGTTGGGGGAACAAGTTCTTCTATTACCAGATGATCACCGGAGATAGCACAGACAACATTGTAGGTCTTATGGGGAGAGGCCCTGTATTCGCCTACAACCTCCTTAAAGACTCCAAGACAGAAAGAGAAGCATATGAGCTCACTGCTGAGCTATATGTAAAGACATTCGGAGATGAGTGGGAAGAGAAGTGGAATGAAATGGCTTCTCTCCTGTGGATGGTAAGAGAACTAGATAGTGAAGGAAAGTACGTACCATGGCAAAAGCCAAGCGTCTTAGAGACTATTTCCTAGGGGCACCTATCGGGGAACCTGCTATTGATGATCTAGAGCAAACCCCCATTACTGCGGCATCTATTGTAAATGAGCTCCCCCAAGATTTTAATTGGGGGCCCCCTGCTGTGTCTAGAGAGCCGATACAGGTGATGCCTTTTGATAATACAACCCAACAGTTTAATATGGCACGTATTAGACCGATGGAGTATAGAGCCCAGAGCATGTATGGTCTTTCTTCTTCGTCTCAGACCTACGCTAGGAGTAGCGGCAAAACTTACACCATGCAAACAAGAACCTCAGACTTCTCCATTGAAGAAACTGCTCGTATCCAACAGATTATCAACGAGATCAATCAGTGGTCTGGTCAGATTTTCTTGGCTGGTAGTAGGTTTATGAGGAGGATTTATGTTGCTAACATCAACACTGACTGGGACTACAACATCTCTATTAATGATGACCCTAGCCGGAAGGGGGTAGACACTGAGCTCTCTAAGTACATCCTCTCCAACTTCAATTGGGACACAGCCAATTCCTATAGTGGGGACCAGATGTTTGTGAATCTCTTTAAGCACAGAGAGTTCCCGCATATCACCATCATCTCTAGGTATGACTTTCGTCTATACGAAAGAGTGTTCCGTTCCATTCCCTATGCGTATTGGGAAAGGTATTTGTGGAAGAGCTCCCCCCATGTAAAGCTCCTTAGTGAAAACGAAAGGAGCGATTGGAAGGACCGGTTAAACGCCACTTTCAATGCTTTCTATGCTGTAGCCCGTATCCCTGACCTAGAGGAGTTGATGTGATTAACAACCCATGGAAGCACGTCAAGACTGGCCATTTCTATGAGATTGTCAGCCTTGGAGTGATTGAGAAAGACGGAACGCCTGCTGTAATATATCGCAGAGTATTTAGTGATCCCACTGGTCCCATCCTATGGATTAGACCTTTGGATGAGTTTATGGACGGAAGGTTTAAACGAATTGAAAAGGACCAGCTTACCTAGGAATAGGTGTTCTCAAACTTGGACTGAAGCACAGTTTACCTCTTTCGTTAAGAGCCAACTTAGGGCAGCTTCGAGGAAGTGGAAGCCCATTAATGAGGTCTTTAAGGAGGCGAGACGAGAGAGAGGGATTTATGAGTGTAACAAATGTCACCAGTGGGTGCCACTCAAGGTTTCATTAAACGGTAAGAAGATTAACAACGTATTCGTGGACCACGTAAATCCAATTGTCGATCCCGAACAAGGGTTCGTCTCATGGGACGAATTCATCAATGGGCTCTTCTGTGAAAGGGAGAACCTACAAGTGTTATGTGGCCAATGCCACGATGAGAAGTCTTTAGAAGAGCGTAAAATCGCGACAGAGCGTCGTCGCCAAGAAAAAGAAGCAATCAATGAACAAGTTATTTGACCGATTTGAGTTTATTAAGCACTACCCTCTACGTATCTACAACCGTTGTGTATTTGCACACAATCTCCTCGAAGACCATGGTGTGGCCTATGTGGAAGATTACCTTGCTACCTTTGATGTCAAGGAACGTGAGGATATGTACAGGATGTATGCCCTCCTTAAGAAGGTTGGGCCTCAGAAGCTTCGAGCTCTCGTTACAGAGGGGCTAGAGTTCTCTGATGAGAGTTATAGTGTAGCTAGGGAGAATGTAGATGGCCGAGTCTCTCACTAAACAGGTGGGAGGTAGTCATTACAAGAACCTCCCCATTCAACCAATGTCCTACTCCATTGCCAACCAGCTAGGTTGGGCAGAGGGAGAGGTCATTAAGTACGTAACAAGGTGGAGAAATAAGAACGGCGTTGAGGATTTGAAGAAGGCAATTCATTGTCTTGAGGCTCTAATCGAGCTGCACCCCAATGATTAAGATCTTAGTCCTCGACATTGAAACAGCTCCCTCTCTAGCCTATGTGTGGAGGTATTTTCAGGAGAACATTTCCCCTAAGCAGGTGAAAGCCCACTCCCGTATTATGTCTTTCGCAGCTAAGTGGCTAGGAGAGGCTGGATATATTTTCAGAAGCAATGAAGGAGATAACGACAGAGAGATTATTGAGGAGCTTATCTCCCTTCTCTCTGAGGCTGATATTGTCATTGCTCACAATGGGCAGAAGTTTGACATCCCTGCAATTAGAGCAAGAGCTCTGGTTCATGGGCTGAACCCTCCCTCCCCTGTGAAGATCATTGACACCTATCTAGTCGCTAAGAAAGAGTTTAAGTTCCCTTCCAATTCCCTTGAGTATCTAGCAGATGTCATGGGGTGTAGTTACAAGAAGGAAACTCACAAGAACTTTCCCGGTTTCGTCCTTTGGTCAGAATGCCTGAAGGGGAACCCAGCTGCTTGGGAAGAGATGAAGATGTACAACATTCAAGATATTTTCGTCTTGGAAGAGCTATATCTTCGAATGAGACCTTGGATTACTAACCATCCAAATGTCTCCGTTGAGCGGGAGGAAGTCCGTGAGGATGTTCCTCGCTGTCCTAAGTGTAATAGTCCCTCTCTACAGAAGAGAGGGTTTACATTCACTAAAATTGGGAAATACCCCCGTTTCCAATGCACCGACTGTGGTGGGTGGGGACGTGGAAGATATACCTTAGAGAAAAAGAATGAGAACATCATCACGAATGAGGTGTAGATATTTCTATAGTTATATTGGCTATTATAATGGTACTTATCCCCCTACTACTACGGAGGAATAAGTGAAGACACCTCCCGATCCTCCTAAGGAACTACTTCCGCTAATGGTAGACGTGGCCCTCTTTAATGGCCTCGTCGCCAATTGGCATAGCAGTGGATACACTGGGGAATACCCCGAAGAGCTGGTAACAACCATCACTAGTATGGTCGCCAGAGGGACAAAGTTTTTGATCAAATATAAAGGACGACACGAAAGTGATTAAAAATATTCTACTAGCTGGTCTATTCGCCTTGGCTCCTATCAGCGCTAGTGCGTGGGATTTGGCAGCTATGAATAAGACAGTGGATGAGACCAACTTCGCTATCGGCACTAATAAGAACATCTGGTGTTCAGGAACTCTTATCAGCACCGTAGAGAAGCGCCTCATCCTCACCGCATACCATTGCATCGACGGCTTCGTTAACAAGAAGGCAGAGGAGCAGGTTGATATTGATGGTGAAGTTATTAAGGGACCAGACGACAAGCCCCTTACGAAGAAGAGCGTAAACCTCGATCTAGTTCCTGTCTCTCAGGTCTTCTGGGTAGAGGAAGTTGATGAGGACAAGGATGGTAGACCAGATCGGGCTGGCATTAATTATGAGGGCAAGATTGTAGCTCGTAATAAGAATGCTGATCTAGCCGTCATTGAGATCCCAAGCAGCGTAGCTGGTGTGGGTATCAACCTGAAGGCTGTAGAGCCAACCAAGCTGGCCCCTAAGGACTACCGCATCACCCGTGGTGAGGAAGTCACTGCTGTAGGGAACCTCATGGGTGATCTATATGCTACCGTTAGCAGAGGTATTGTAACCTCTCGTAGGCAGCTAGACGACATGTTTAGCGTCTTCGATCAGAAGGACTCTCCTAAGTTCTACGTCCAGATGGGTTCCATCATTGGTCCGGGTAACTCAGGTGGTTCTCTCTACAACAAGGACGGGCTGCTCATTGGTGTAAACGTTATGGGACTCCCCGGCCTTCTTGGTCTAGCCGTTCCAATCGAGACTGTATACACTCTCCTCGAAGAGAACTGTCTTGATGATGAGGTCACTGGTAAGGACCCAGTTCTTTCCAAGTGTGCCATCACTCCTAAGACTATGCCCATTGGGGGTGTAGACTCTAAGTAAAGGTGAATAATGAAAACACTTTTAATGGTACTACTAGCTACCTCAATCGCAACCTCGGCGGGGGCTTTCTCGCTGGGCACGCACAACACTGACTTCGGTGGAAGAGGGGCTCAGGTCTCCCAGACCACCGCTAAGCAGCGCTTCTACCTCACTAGCCCGAGCTACGGATACAACTCGGCTCGGCTACGGCAAGCGCGTCTATATATGAGAGAATATTTCAATCAGCAGGGTCTCATCTGGCTCGGCCCTCAACCGCGTCCCAGTAACCTGTGCGGAGGCTGCACGGCCCCCGATCCCTACGACTACAACCGTAACTAAGAGAGGGGGCTTCGGCCCCCTCTTCTCCATAGGAGGAGAGATGAAAGCTGAATACATAGGACATTTTGGTGACGACTTGAAAGTAGTTAATGCTGCTAGGGTGAGCCATGATAATGAAAGTGATTGGACACTTGACAAAGACGGAGCAGGTGAAAATTTTATACTGAGGCCACCAGATGAGAGACTTATACGTTATCTTGCTCGTAATGGGCACTTTACTCCTTTTACTCACTCTGCCATTACTCTCAGAGAGACAGTCCCTTTTTTCGTTGCTAGACAGCGGTTCAAGCATGTGGTGGGACTTACCTACAACGAAGTAAGTAGGCGCTATGTAGATAGTGAACCAACTTTCTTCATGCCAGAGACATGGAGACTTAGGGCTCCAAACATAAAGCAGGGTAGTAGTAGTGAAACCTTCCAAGGGGACTATTACCACGAGTATGCAGACAGAGTGTATGAGCTGGCCTACCGTTGCTATACGGATATGATTAAGGACGGTATTGCTCCTGAGCAGGCTAGAATGGTGTTGCCTAATGCAACCTACACTAGTTACTATGTAACAGGCAGTCTCTATGCCTTTGCCAACTCCTATAGGCTCCGCTCTAAGCCAGATGCTCAGAAAGAGATTCAAGATCTTGCAGCCCAATGGGACGAGATTATTAGGCCCCTGTTCCCAGTGAGCTGGGCTTCATTGGTAGACGAATGAAAATTAGATGTCCCCTCTGTTTCAGAGACAGGTGTATGGACACGGACCAACACACCTATTGGTTTGAGACAATGAGTGTGGTAGAGGAGGAACCTCTTCTCTCCACCGGCTTACTAGATAGTAGAGGAAACCCAATCCACCGTATCAAAGAGAAGATTGGTTTCAATTTAACAAGGAAACACAGATGACCGCAGAAGTCATTTCAATTGCAGCAAGACGCCCCCGTACCGTGGTGGAGCATGACTTATCACCTGAGAGCGAAGACCGGAGTGATCTCCATTCCTTCCTAGACGCTCTTAAGGAAGATGTCAATAGGGCCACCTACATTATGCTAACACCTGAGAAGGTGGTTATTGGCCATTCGGCTAAACACAAGGCAGAACTCATTGTCATGCTGTACCAGCTACAGGAGACGGTGAAGTACATTCTAGAAAATGAAGACCTACCGACAGGTGATGAAAACTATGAGGACAACTAATAGAGAAGACGTTGTACAGGAGTTCCATGATGCTTTTGAACTGGCTGTAGACGTAGAGTGGACCCCTGAGGTAGTAGAACTCAGGATGAGGCTCATCAGAGAGGAATGGGATGAACTGTTTGAGGCGTATATGGAGTATGATTTCTCCCAGCCCCAGCAGAGAGCCCACTTCCTAAAGGAACTAGCTGATCTACAATACGTAGTCAGTGGCACTGCTGTAGCTCTTGGTCTCCCCCTACAACAGGCTTTTATTCGTGTACACAAGAGTAACATGTCTAAGCTTGATGAGAATGGTAAGCCCATCTATAGAGAAGACGGAAAGGTGTTGAAGAGCGAGAACTACGCTCCACCAACATTGATTGACCTAGTATAATTAAGAAAGACGGGGACAGATGGGACCAACACTTGCCATAAGCGAAGAAATTCACAAAATGAAATACAGGGGGCAGGGGGAGAGCTTCCGGGAAGCAATGAACCGGGTAGCCGACGCCCTGAAAGATAATGAAGAACACTGGAAACAGTTCAGAGAGGTGCTCCTCGACATGCGATTTCTGCCAGCGGGCAGAGTACAATCATCCATGGGCGCACCCAGAGTTACCACTCCTTACAACTGCTTTGTCTCAGGACTTATTGAGGACGACATGTCCTCGATCATGTCTAAAGCCGGTGAAGCTGCGGAGACAATGCGACTCGGTGGCGGTATTGGCTATGATTTTAGCCGCCTTCGTCCTAGGGGTGATCTCATCACCTCTCTTGAATCTAGAAGTTCTGGGCCTGTAAGCTTCATGGGCATCTATGATGCCGTATGTAAGACCATTGCTTCTGCCGGTCATCGTAGGGGAGCCCAGATGGGTGTCCTCCGTGTAGACCATCCCGATATTGAGGAATTTGTAGAGGCTAAGGCTAATGATTACAACCTTACGCAATTTAATGTTTCTGTGGGCGTCACGGATGAATTTATGGAAGCTGTTCGGACTAATAGCAACTTTGTTTTACGTTTTGCTTCTCGTCCTTACCGTACTATCTCTGCTAGATCTCTATGGGATAAAATCCTACGCCACACTTGGGATTGGGCCGAACCCGGTATCCTTTTTATTGATCGAATGAACCGAAAGAACAACCTTTGGTATTGCGAAACAATCGAGGCTACGAACCCGTGCGGGGAGCAACCTCTCCCCCCTTATGGAGCTTGTCTTCTAGGTAGCTTCAATCTGACTAAGTATATTGATTGGACAGCAACAGATCAGGAGATCTTCTTTGACTATGACCAGTTCAAGCATGATATACCCATTGTTGTTCGTGCTATGGATAATGTTGTT